GAATTTACTCATCTTAATATTTATATATAAATATAGTTTAAATTACATTAATTTAATTATAATTTTAAAAGCTTCTTCTATAGTATTAAATGTTTTTTTAGGTGCTAAAATTTGTTTACCAACAATTATTGTAGGTACACTATCCTCACCACTTATTTTAACAATTTTTTCAAACTCATCTTTTTTATCCAAGACATCAATCTCTAAATATTCAACGTCTTTTTCATCTAACATATCTTTTAAGGTATCACAATATTCACACCCATCCATCCTATATAATCTAACTTTACTCATCATCAATTATTTTATCCATTATCTTCTCTAATTCTTCATCATTATTACTATCATCAGCAACAAAAATATTACTTTCTTGTTCACCATTTAAAATTGTTTCTATAATACCAGTCTTACTAAATAATCTTTCCCATATTCTTTCATCAATAGTATTTTTAAAGATATTAAAATACACTGAAACATTATTTTCTTGACCGATTCGAAACGCCCGATCAATCGCTTGTAATATATTACCTGGGACCCAATATAAAGAATTGAATATTACTGTTGTTGCTGCCGTTAATGTAATTCCCACACCAGCAGATATAACGTTCCCAATGAATAATTTAACATTATCATCTTCTTGAAATCTATCCACGGATATTTGTTTATTAATACCCGACATTTTACCGTTATGTTTTACCGCTATTTTTTTAAAGTGATCGTACAATACATCCATTTCATCTTGGAAGTTGGTGAACACAATTACTTTATTACCTTGCTCAATAGCGTTTTCAACCATTTCTATGGTCTTTGGTATCGTTTCTAGTGCAATATACTTACGTAATAAGATAAGCTCTACTAAGTCCTTTTCTACAGCCCCTCGTTTCTTCTTCTTTTTCCTTTCAATCAAATATTCTTCCCAAATATTGGTATATTCCTTAATTTGTTTAGGAGTTAATTCGTGGTAAATAGTTGAGATTGTTTTCTCTGGCATATCCAAAACATCTTCCTTTTTACGCCTTATTATAATATTTTTAGTTTTGGCTGCTAATTCATTTAAATTTGAAGCACCATCCGTTAACCATATTTTCTTACTCTTCCCATTTTTAAATTTCTTCCAAAAAGTTTTACCATCACAATATCTTTTAGCAAAGAAATTAAAATTTTCTACCAAAGGGGAACCAACTAATTTGAGTAGGTTATAAAAATCCATTGGTTTATTTGCTACTGGTGTACCAGTTAATAACCAGGTTCTTTCAATACCATACTTAACAATTAATTCACTCATTATTTTACCCCTAATACTTTTATAATTTTTTAGGTTGTGAGCTTCATCTATAATCACTAAATCAAATTTAGCATCAACTAAATGGTTATTTATTAAACCACCTTTTTTAATATATTCTTTGGATGTTCGTTTATCTTTGGTTGTATGGAAATTCTTTAAGATATCATAATTAATGATAGTAAATTTACTGGTATCCCATTTTTTACCATTAATTATAACTGTTTGATCATCAAAACAATTAATTTCCCTTTCCCAATTTATTTTAACTGCGGATGGACAAACAACTAATATTTTTTCAGCACCACTCTCTAGCGCAGCAACAATTGACATATAACTTTTACCTAACCCCATATCATCAGCCAATATAGCACCTTTCCTAGATAATAAGAACTTTATACCACTTTTCTGATGTTCATAAGGTGTTCTATTTTTATTATCTAATTCAACATACTTATCAAAATCAACCTCTACATTAGGTTCTTCCCAATAAGGATCATCCAAAACTTGTGTTTTGGGTAACCAATACATTTGATAATTTTCTTGATTTTTTTTTAGTTTACCGTAAATATGAAAAGCTTTATCGGTATCGGCAAGAATAAAACCTATTAATATTTTTTCTGGTACAAATTTTATACTATATTTTTTCTGTAATTCTAAACCTAGATATTCAGTTATAGCGATAACCCTTTCAACCTTATGTGGGTCTACATTATGAAATTCCGAAATAGATTTAACATGGGTATTAGTAAAGGCTCCCTTCCCCCTCAGATATTCTTTTCTAAGTTTTTTTAAATAGGGGTTTTTACCCTTATACTTATTAAGGAGTTCTAATACTGAAACATTTTTTAATTTATCTATATTTATCAATACATAATATTTATATTTTATATGTTATATAACAATATACACAAAAAATGTTAAATAGTAAAGATTTTAATTAAAAAATAATATGGGAAATAGGAGAATACCAATTAATAGAGTTAATAAATTTTATTCCGAAGAGGAATTTGAATTAGATATTGAAATGGGTAGGGAGTCCATAGAAGAAGATGGTAATTTTGTTGTTGTTTTATTTCAAGTAGATAGGGAGATAACTTTATTTGATGATCTATATGGTGAAACTTATGAAGATGGGGTGAGGTATAAAACACCTGTAGAATTAAAAGTAATTCCTCTTATAACTGAAGCAGATAATAAAACTTATAATTCTAATGGTTCTCAACGTAATTTAGAAGACGGTAATTTAAGTTTTGGTTTATATCAAAAACAATTAGATGAATTTAAATGTGAAATTAATTATGGTGATTATATTGGTTATGCAGTAAATGAAACAACTATACGTTATTTTTCAGTAGCTAATGATGGACTTAAGAATTATGACAATAAACATACTATATTGGGGTATAAAGGTGCTTTCAGAACAATCATCTGTACACCATCAAATAAAGATGAATTTAAAGGGATATAATTATGAGAAGAAAAATTAATATAACAAATAGTAAATTTGGTAAAGAACAGATTCAAAGCGTTTATGATGATATTGCTAGTGATGATACGTATTTACCAAAGGGAATTTCTTTTTCTGATATTGATAGGTCTTTAGTTGATTTGGTGGAAAATAAGCTTGATTTCAGAGTAGGTGATGAGAAATTACCAGTATTTTTTATGTCAATTCAGAAATGGTCTGAATTTACTAAGTCTTGGGGTTCTTCAGATGAATTTAAAGATGTTAAATTACCATTTTCAACAATAGTAAGAGACCCTAATATACAATCAGGGTCAAATCAAGATGGTTTATGGAATATCCCAGGTGTTCGAACTTATAGTTATAGAAATGTACCCACTTTAATAAATGGTAGAGTTGGTTATGATAAATATAAAATACCCCAACCCACAGCTACCGACTTAACATTTCATTTTAGATTCTTTTGTAATCGAATGGTGGAACTTAATAATATTCACACAAAAATACAAACCACTTTTAATGCTAGACAACATTATATAAATGTTAAGGGGCATCCTATGCCAGTTGTTTTAGAAGCTATTTCTGATGAGAGTGAAATTGATGATGTTGAAAGCCGTAGATATTATGTTATGGATTTTGAATTACTTGTTAAGGGGTATATTTTGGATGAAAAAGATTTTATAATAACCCCTGCTAAGGATAGGGCTATTTTATTTTTTGATGGTGATGGTTCGGGGAAATCAACTAATAGTTTAAGTATTAAAGAATCCATAAATAAAAATGGTAATTCAGTTAAGTATGAAATTTTATCTAAATATAAAGCAAGTAATATTCAAGAGATAATGATAAATCAAAATACCACAATTAATAATATATCAAATGAATTTAATATATCTGAAATAACTTTTAAGGTTAATGGGGTAATTCAAGAAACATTTCCATTCAATCTTAAAAGAAGTGATATTTTACAAGTCGAACTATTAAAAGAAGATGATACTATAGGCTCTTTAATACTTAATGGTACTATTACTTAACCCATAATAGTAAAATATTTCATTAATGTTAGTCGTTTCTAAAATGATTTTATATTTATTATTAAGTAATAATAATTGTAAAAAAAATAAAAAACATAATAGATGAGTTCAAATAGAGTATTCGTAAGTCCAGGGGTTTACACTTCAGAAAATGATTTGACTTTTGTAAGTAATAACGTAGGGGTAACAAGTTTAGGTTTGGTTGGTGAAACAACTAAAGGACCTGCTTTCCAACCTATTTACATTTCAAACTACGCTGAAATGAGAAAGTTCTTTGGTGGACTTAATCCAGAAAAAATTAAAGATAATAACTCATTAAGATATGAATTACCTTATATAGCAAAATCATATTTAACAAATTCAAACCAACTGTACGTTTCTAGAGTGTTAGGTCTTTCTGGTTATAACGCTGGTAAAGCTTGGGGGTTAGCCGTAGATGGTAAATTAGTAGCACTTTTAAGGTCTAGAGGTAAATACGTAGCTAATGAAGTTTTAGAATTCTCATGTAATAATTTAACTATTTCAGAAACACCTACAAAGGGTGAGGATTTTGAACTTACAACTGATGGAGGTAAAATATATAAAATTAATTTAGATAAAACTAAAAATAATTACATAACTAGAGTTTTAGGTAAATCTAATGATGATGCAAAACCAGATATTTTTGTTGAAGAAATATATCCAAATTTTATTGATACTTTAGATGATGATACCTTGGTGGTTTCATTAACCGAATATGTTGATGAGTTTGAGAATTATAATACTAGATATAAATCAGCTATGACACCTTTTATCGTTTCTGAAATTAAAGGTGATGAAGTTTCTAGGTTATTTAGATTTGAAACCATATCTGATGGTAATACAGCTAATGAGGATATTAAAATATCAATAAGTAATATTAAACCAGATGATAGGGAGTTTGATGTAGTTGTTAGAAAATTTGGTGATACTGATGCAAATCCACTCCAATTAGAAAGATTTAGTAAATGTAATATGAACCCCTCTTCTACCAATTTTATTGGTAAAAGAATTGGAACTACTAATGGTGATTATGTTGCAATTTCTTCTTATGTTTTAATTGAAATGGCTGAAAATGAACCTAATTCAGATTCCTTCCCATCAGGGTTTGAAGGTTATCCAGTTAGAGAAAATTTAGGTATTACTACAGCTCCAGAAATGATATATAAAACAGAATACACTGATTTTGAAAATAAAAGACGTGTTTACTTAGGTACAACTACTGATATTGATCGTGATATATTAAGTTTTAATGGGTTAGACGTTGATGGTTCAGCATTTGAATCTTATACAAAAGGTTTCCATATGGATCAAGAAGCTGTAAACATTTTAGATGAAAATGCTGAAGCGTTGTTTTTCACTGGTAATTCGAAATTTGGTAGTGAAGTTGATACTGTAGATGGTCCTTATGAAAAAGTTTATTCACGTAAATTTACAGTAAACCCTTGTGGTGGTTTTGATGGTTGGGATATTTATAGAACTAGAAGATCTAACACAGATAAATATACTGTTCAAAAATTAAAATCAAACCCAGCCACCGAGGATTTATTTAAACCTTTAGCTTTAAGTAATGGTGATATGGGTGTTGAATCAGATTATTATGCTTTCCTTGAAGGAATTAGAACTTTTTCAAACCCAGAAGCAGTTAACATAAATGTTTTCTCCACACCTGGAATTGATACTTTTGATAATACTAATTTAGTTGAAGATACTATTGATATGATTGAGAGAGAGCGTTCTGATAGTTTATATATCGTAACTACACCTGATATGTCTGAAGGTGATAAAATGACCGCTCAAGACGTTTCAGATAGATTATATCAACAATTTGATAGTAACTACACTGCAACTTACTGGCCCTGGATTCAAAAGAATGATGACGAGAATAATGTTTTAGTATATATACCAGCAACTGGTGAGGTTATTAAGAATATCGCATTAACTGATAATATTGCTGCGCCTTGGTATGCTACCGCAGGTTATCAAAGAGGTAACGTTAATGCTATACAAGCTAGGAAGAAATTAACTCACCCAGAAAGAGAAATTTTGTACGCTGAAAGAATAAACCCTATTGTAACATTTAGTGGTGATGGAATTAAAATTATGGGTAATAAAAATTTACAAGTTAGAAATAGCCCACTAAATAGGATCAACGTTAGACGTTTATTATTACGAGCTAGAAAACTTATTTCTGCTGTTAGTATTAGATTATTATTTGAACAAAACGATGATAAATTAAGGGGTGAATTTTTAAGTAAAGTTAACCCAATATTAGAT